TATAGGCATCAGTAGCCTTAAAATAGCGAACCTCACCTGCGCTAGTTGAATAAAAGTATCGGTTACAGTATTGGTCAATCATGCGAGAAGCAGCGTTAATGCTGTTCTCAATCAAAGCATCATCCAAGGTATCTGTGACCCTGAGTGCCGCCTTCACATCCGCTAAAGTGCAATAGCCGTTAGTTATAGCCAAAATAAACTCCTAAAGTCCCTATTAGTTTACCTTAGTTACTTGAACAAGAATATCGTCAGACCTACCCTTGACAGCAGTCAAATCATAAATCTGCACAGCAAACCCCGTAAAAGCATAAATCTTCTTTGCCAAAGACTCTGCAACCTCAATGCTCACAACATCCTCAATAAAATACTTCCCACCAACAACCAGATAATCCCAAAGATTATAGATAGCAGTTATTTGAGCCTCAAGAGTGTGAGAACCATCATCAATAATATAATCAAATTGGCCTGTAACTTTATCTCTTATCTCAGCCTGCTTAGTTGCATCACAAAGCAAAACCTCAAAATCTTTAGCCTTGAAAATTAGATTAGATAAATCAATGTCTAAACCAACAATTCGACTATTCGGCAAATAGTCTGCCCACATTTTCAAAGAATGACCAGCATAAACACCAATCTCCAACAAAGACTTATTTTCAGCTGCAGGAATACTTTCAGCATAAACATCTATGTAACTGTGAGCTGTGCCCTTATCGCCACCACCATCAGCCATTTGATAAGGCTTATACGCTTCATACAAAGTTTTCATATAAGTTTTTGAGTCCAAGTCTTAGGTGTCAAATCAGAGTCAATCTCAATCGGCAAATGATATTCAAAATCTTTCACTCTAGGCCTAACCCACTCCACCAAATCCCGCAACCCCTGATCTAAACTGACAGTTGTTTCATACCCTAAAAGTTGTCTAGCCTTATCTGAACTACATAAAGCAACAGGAACTTCCTGCGGTCTCCCAGGCATAAAGATAGCATCTAACTCAAAACCAATAATCTTTGCAAGCCTCTCAGCCAATTCCAGAATCGAGATAGGAGACTCATCAGGGCCAATATTGATTACTTGCCCCACCGCTTCAGGTGACTCACAAGCAGTCAAAATAGGTGCAATAACATCCTGAATAAAACTAAAACATCTCTGCTGACTACCATCACCATAAATAATCGGCTGCTTACCCTGCAACATCCTGTTAGCCATAATGCTCGCAACATTCCTAAACGGATCATCAAACTTCTGTCTAGCCCCAACAATGTTATGAGGAACAAGAATAACTAACTCAACATCATGGACTTCAGCAAGATTAGACAACAATCTCTCAGCTGACAACTTAGCAATACCATAAGGATCTTGCGGTTTAGGTGTCAAAGACTCATCAAACACCTGCCCTAAATTATCCCCATAACGAGCCATAGAAGACATGTAAACAAACTTTGGAACATTAGCCCGAATACTCGCTGTCATAGCGTTCACGCTTATCTGAACAGTGTTACGCACTACAAGGCTAGGGCTGAATACACTCAAACCTTCATAAGCAGTGCAAGCAGCATGAATAACCAAATCAGCACCCACAAACACAGGCGAAATAGCTTCCAAATTATCTAAATCAAGATTATGAAACTCAACACCTTCAGGAACATTCTCTAAACTCCCACCAAGCAGATTATCTATCCCACGAACCTGCCAACCCTTAGCCAAATAAGCGTCAGCAACATGCGAACCAAGAAAACCTGCAACACCTGTAACAACAACTAATCCCAAGAGTTCACACGCCTAATCTGCAAATCCCAGCGACCTTCATCAAACCTGCCAGCATCAACCTTGCTCTCAAAATACTTTTGATTATTAGCAAAAGTAACCTGATTACGCTCACTCAACTTTGAGTCACTATTGATAGTCGAACTATTGTCATGCCCTAACTGCAAAGGCAAACGATCTACCCGCAAACCAGCCTGAGCAATCCTGTGCTCATAATCATTATCTTCAAAATAGATTGGATGAAGACTCTCATCAAACAAACCAATAGTCTTGACTATTTCTTGACCGACAACAAAAGTCTGATAGTGAGGAAACTTAGTGCACAAAGTTAGAGCATCAGTTTTAGCAGTGTCAAGCAAAGTCAAATCACCTGGCTGAAAATAGCAGTCAGCCGAACTAATAAACCAGCGAGACTCAAAAGGCAACATCTTAATACCCAAATTCCATGAGCTTGCAACACCTAAATTAGAAGGCATATCAACCCAGTGCATCTTGACTAGCGGATTAGTATGATAAAAGTTTTGTCTAAGCCCTGAATTGTTGATTACATAAACTGTCGCTTCAACATCAATGCTCTCAACCATGCGAACAAGCAAATCAAACCTATTCAAAACAGGCACAATTAGTTTCACTTTTCAGACAACTTCTTGATAATAGGTTTCCAACCTTCTTGATAAACCTTATCCGCATCATAATTCTTAGCAAAAGCAAGCGTGTCAGGAAACTCTTTACGGCCTCGTTGATAAGCCTGCTCAAGTGCATCAGCGATAGCCTGCACATTAGGAACATTAAACCAAGTGTGTTGCCCTGCATCCCAAAGCGGTTGCCCATTCACAAGGAAAGAATCAGGAGAAGCAAGCTCCGCAGAAGCAGCAAAATTAGAAGTAATAATCGGAACACCACAAGCCTGAGCTTCAATCTGTGGCACACCAAAACCTTCACCATAGTTAGTAAACAAGCCGACATCCCAACCAGAATAAATTGCAGCCAAAGTCTCTTGAGAGATTCCATATTGGTAACCGATGGGATCGACGAACCGAACCATTTCTTGTTTGACCCCACAAGCAGCAAGAATGTTAGGCAACACAAACCCCGACTGCTTACCATAAGGCTCAGTATGTAGATAAAGCATCACATCATCATGCTTCTGAGCAAAGATAGCGAAAGCAAGAAAATTCTCTGCAACCGCTTTACGATGAATAAACCCACCTGCCTTATTAGCAAAATTCATGCCAACAATAAACTTATCTTCCCCACCACAAAACTCCCGACCCGAAATCCCTTCAGGTAAAAACTCTGTCGGCTTAAAAACATTCGTATCAATAGCATGCGGAACATACTCAGATTGAATACCAGCCTGCTCAATCATCGCCTTACCAAACTGACTCATAGCAATCGGAGTAACATTAGGCTTCCTCAACCACTTCAAAACATTCTCAGGGCCAGGCTGATGATCTATTGGAACCCAAGAACCAATCGGCAAAGAATCCAAAGCAGGATTATCGAAAACCCAAACATCATAAAGCGTAATCATAAACGAAGGCAATTTAGGATTCTCAGCCTTCCAATGCGCGTAATGCAAAGGCATAACATCAGTCGAATATTGATTCATTCCCCTGCTGTAATGAGGGATAAGTCCCGACCCTGTTTCGATAGTAGAGTTCACACCCTCACCACCATAATTAGACAGCATCGCAACCTTATGTCCATCAGCAACTAAACGCTGAATAACTTGTTTCGATTGAGTGCCATAACCAGTCGGTTGATTAAGAGAATTTGAATACCATGCGATAGCAGCTTTAGAAGTCATGTCCTCTAGCCTATAAGAAAAACCCCCCAAACCTTGTGAGTTTGAGGGGCTTTTTTGATAAACAAGGATTAGGTAGCAGCACCCTTGAAAATTTTGATGTGGCTCTTCTGAACGAGTGCTGAGTCGATGCGCCATGTACTACGCCATGTGGCCAAATCATTACCAAAGGCGAAGTCATCAGAGCGATCAACCTGCAAACCACCAGCATTACGCATGTAGATAGCTTTCAAATCACCAACAGCCAAAGGAGCAACAGCAGTTCCAGGGTTAGGCATTGAAGGAGTTTCAATAACAGGCACACCAAGGATAAGGTCACGCTTGTCAAGACCAACACCAATGTCAAACAGATAACGGTTCTGTGAGTCCTTCAACTTACGAAGAGCTGCAATCGAAGTGCTGTTTGCAAGCATCGCAAAAGTAGGTCTTGAACGAAGCGAACCATCAAGGCTGTAAATAAGATCAACAACTTGATCTGCGGTGAATACACCAGCAGATCCAGCAGTTGAGGTCACGCCAGTTGCCGCAGCTGTAAGTATTCCCGATGGCTCTACAGTTCCAGTTCCATTAAGAACCTTGTTACCGATAGCGAAACCGAACGCGTTACCGAACTGTTCTGCAAGGAAGCCAACAATATCAACACCAGCATCCAAAACTAGTTCGCGTGAAAGTTGTGCAAGAGCAGAGAACTTATACGCTGAAAGAGTTGTGAAAGCGTTGAATGTAGGCTCAGAAGTTCCGATTGAAACTCCCTGACCAACGATAGTCGCGGTTGAGAAACCTGACTGGTTAGGAATCTGCAAGTTTTCACCTGAAGAAGTGTTGATTACAGTTGCATAGTCAAGTAGAGGGTTCACTAGACGAGCAACCTTAACAATCTCGTTGTAGAAACTTGTTGGCACAGGAGCACCAGTGCTTGATCCAGTGATAGCGCGGAACTCGTGTCCACGAATTTCGCCAGCAATCATCTTACGAAGAATGTCGCCTTCAGTGTCAGTTACAGATGCACCAGCAAAGTTAACTGCCGCCTTCTGCACTGCTTCAGCAGTCTTAGCTTCACGCTGTTCTAGTTCGATTAGTTCATTTCTTTTGTTGATGTCAGCAGTTAGAGAAGCATACTTTGCCTCATCTTCACCAGACCATACACCGCCACGAGCTTCAACTGAATCAATCAGTTCCTTAGCTTCGTGCCATGCTTTAGCCTTTGCATCAACCTGTTTAGCAATAAATTCGCTCATTAGGTTTGTTCCTTTCAAGAACATAAATAGGGAGATTGTTTTGATTCAGAGATAAACTCACATAATCAGGTCAGGGGATAAACGCGCCTAACATGATTAACCCTATACCATAAAAGATTATTCCCGATAAAAGAAAACCCTACAGGTCAAAGACAGCTTGTCTATCTGTAGGGCTTCAAGAACATTATAGTAAAAGAAAACCCCCTGGGACAAATCAGGGGGAAAGAAATAGTATTCTTTTTTAGCTTCCAACACAGGAAGTCAATTCAATTATACTCTTTGCATCAACAAATCTAACTGCTTCTTCTTCATATCTAAAACAGCAGCAGGATTAGTAACTTCAGGATCTTGCTTCAAAACTTTGCCTAAAGTATCAGTCAAAAGTTCACCCTGTCGCTCAGTCAGTTCATCGCCTGACTCTAACGCTAAAAGCGCATCAGTTAGTTCTTCAGCACTCACGCCTCGAATTTCGGCAAGTCGAGAAATCTTGTCAGCAAGTTCAGTCATACCTCTAACGC